CCCTGAAGCACCAGTACCATCCATTTTGTCTAAATTCCAAGAACCTTGACTGGTTCTTACTTCCGAACCTGCACCAGCTGCCATTGAGCGAACTACAAAACTTATTGTACTTCCAGCTGCTTCAATAAATACTCCATCACCTGCCGTACTCGGAAAAGATCCTTGATCTGTGAACATACCATAGCGACTTGTGAGGCCGGAAAGTAATGTATTAAAACAGAAAGTACCCCTAAATAATGTGCTTATACCTGGTGCATATCTAACATGATTATATGCTTGGATCCAATATCCAGAATTTGCTGAAGTAGTTGTACCCAATATCGAGCCGTATAGATTACCCGACAATGCAACCGTACCAGAAGCTACTGCTGTAGATTCCCATACAGACGATGCCGTTGCTGGAGTCTGAGCACTAAACGAAGCTTCAAACTGAATTCGTGGCTCCGAGGTTCGTAGTCTTTGAAAGCTATCTAATGTAAAATCAGATTGCGTATAATTTGCTGTCGCGATACCTTTTACAACTACCTGTTCAGCATTGTATGTAGAATCTGCATTGACTGCGACGCCATTATTGCCGCGGAGTGTTACGTCGAGTGCCATGATATTTTCCTATTAATTAGAATTTGCCCAACTATATTGCACGGTCCATTTACCTTGCATTTGTTGAGTTGAGGTTGAGTAAATCGTAAAACCTACACCAGCTGTAGGAGTATTGTTCGTAAGATTTGCGAAAGTTGTAAAATATTGATGATCTGAAGCGGTATGGTCTACACTTGTTGCATCAGCCATTATCGCTAATGTGACAATACTTGTAGAACGTATGGTAGTTAATCCTGTTACTGCCACTGTTGCTTCGTTAGCTCCGGGATAACTACCGAAATCTATAGTTGCTGTGCCTGAAACTAAAACATTCGACCAAGTAGGTGGTGTACTGGCGCCATTAGAAGTAAGAACTTGAGTAGCTGTTCCACCCGAATTAGCTAATTGCCATTCGCCGAGAGATGTAATACGGAGACGTTCTACAAGTGCTGCATTACCAGTTTGTATTATCAATGCGCCGCCTGTGCCAGCTGCAGATATTCCACTATTAAGTGTTATTGCTCCAGCTATTCCGGTTGAACCACTTGTTCCAGCAGTAAGTGTAATAGCTCCGCCAGCAGAAATGCCTGTTCCACCATTACCTGCAATAAGTGATAACAGTCCACCTGCACCTGTATTATTACCATCGCCAGTGGTAACAGTGATAGCGCCGCCGGCCAGTCCACTCGTTGCACCTGCGTTGGATCCTGTAACAGTAACAGGGCCACCCGCGCCGGTTGTGAATGCAGTTCCACCACTTATTGCGACTGTGCCTGCTGCTGCCGTATTAGCACCGGTACCACCAGTAACATTTACATTACCTGCCGCTGCACCTGCGGTTGAACCTGCAGTGCCTGCTGTAATATTGACGGCACCGCCTGCGCCAGCAGCATTACCATTACCAGCTGTTATACCAATCAATCCCCCAGCCAATCCACTTGTCGCACCTGCATTGGATGCGAGAATAGCAATAGGACCACCAGCACCTAATGTATCTGCTACTCCACCGGTAACTTTGGCTGTACCACCCGTACCTGTGGCGCCGGCGCCGCCTATGCCGCCAATAACTTCAGCAATGCCGCCCGGGCCTGCTAGCCCGCCGCCACCTTTGAGAGTGGCCTGTTCGCCCTTTGATCCAGAGACACCTGAATCTGCACCTTGAATGATCACGTTATCATTACTGCCCGTTGTACCGGCAAATCTCTTACCGCCCCTAATTGTTACTGTACCACCAGTCGTAGCAGTTGTACCACCGGCGCCGGCGGTAATGGTAAGGGCGCCACCGGTTCCCGATGTATTGCCAGCACCGGTCGTGATTTGTAGAGTTCCGCTGCTCGCCGTGGCGGTACCAGGTGCTTCAGTTCGCAGTATTACATTACCAGTATTACCACCAGTTGAATCTCCACCCTGTAAATTTAGGGCGCCGCCTGTTCCACTATTTGACCTGCCTCGGAGTGAGATAGAACCACTACCAGTTGTTCCTGTGATTGCAGCAGCATTGGCACCACCAATATTTAGCGTTCTGGTACCGGGTGTCCAAGTAAATTCAGAACTGGATAATATTCCTGATCCAGCAACACCAGACCCATATGGAATGAAATTTAGGGCGGCGCCGCCTAATATTGCAGCCCACGTTGGAACACCACTAGCCAACGTCAACATGGCCCCATCTGTACCAACCCCAAGTCTGGTGACTGTACCGGCACCAGTACCATAGATAACATCACCAGCGGTAGTAAATGTGGATAGTTTTACCTGTGCATCATTTGTAACATTACTTGCCGAAATGGCAGTTCCATTACCTAATAATACACCACTAATACTTGTGGCTAATGTTAGTATTGGTGTAGCACCACCGCTACTTGAACCAGTGAATCCATTGCTACTTGCAACTGAAACTGCTGTTACGGTTCCTGTCGCAGGTGCCGCCCAGGATAATACACCAGCACCATTAGTACTGAGTAGATAAGTGTTTGTACCATTTGAATCTGGTAATGTCCATGTGCGTGCGGTGGTAAGCCCAGAGGCATCCAAAGTAAATGGATTATCACTTGCCGAGCCGATCCTGAAGGATGTTACACTCGTACCTTTGGCATTAATCGTAATTGACATAAACGCTCCTGTTCAGGTCAAAGACCTGTCTAGAGAAATGCTCCCCTAGTCGTATGGAATATGCATCTATTTATCTAAAATCTAAATGATGTAGGAGTGATAAATACATAAAATGGGGATAGTGTATGCCAAAGATTAGTATGTGGAATCCGGTCAAAGCCGCTGATTTTAACTTCGTAGACCGCACAGTCGGCGAAAATTTCCGCATTGCTGGGGATGGCATCCTAGTACACATGTATATCGGACCCACAACGGATGCTAATGGAAGCACCGATACATCACTCACAACTATCCAAGATGTGCTATTTCTACAAAACAACAACAGAAAATATAATCCAGATGTTATTGAACTAAAGGGGCATCACACCCCACAAGACGTGAATTATGATTTATCACAGTTTGGCGTATTTCTAAGTTCAGATGTTATTCGTATAACATTTCATTATAATGATATGGTAGATTCTTTAGGTAGAAAACTCATATCGGGAGATGTGTTAGAATTTCCAAGTTATAGAGATGTGCCTATCTTTGATAATGCTGTTGGTATAAATCGTTATTATGTTGTTCAGGATGCTTTATATTCCGCTGCTGGATATGGACAAAAATGGTTCCCACATATTTGGTTAGTAAGGGCTAAATTGATGACAGCATCACCAGAATACACACAAATTGTTGACCAGGCTGCATCGGGCCAAACGGCCGGTGGCGTTGGCCAAAGCATTGGTGTTATGCCAGAAGGATTTACTGATACAGTTGACGCTAATGGTAATCCAGGAACAGGACCTAATCCTAATATAACTGCTACACTAAATCTGTTCTGTAAAATTATTGGCATAACAGATACCAATGTTGCTGAAGCAGAATGTAATGCTTTCTTTGATCCTAAGTTTTTCGAAAGTGCTAACCTATATATCTATCTTGACCCAAATACTGGTTATCCTATTATAGGCAGTAATTACTTTAGCGGAGATGGTGCTCCACCTAACTTATCAACGGATAACGCTGATAATTTAGTTCCATCTGGGCCACTTGTTGGTGCTGGAATCTCATTCCCACCTGGGATGACTGATGGACAATATTATCTGCGTATAGATTATTATCCAGAACGTTTATTCCAAAAGCAAGGAAATTGCTATAAATTGATAGAAGTCAACGTGTTGAAATCTTGGACTGCCTATAACAGAATATTGGATACTTTTATTGATAACATCAATGATACTGTGCTTTCAGATGGAACAATTATACCAGAGAAACGGGCTCTTTCTGAAATTGTAAAACAGAAAGTAGATTTGTATGCTGAACGCAAAACAAAGACTAAAGCCGATGAAGCTGTTCGTTCTGCTATTGCTGATAAACGTGCTGCTAAGAAACCTAACTAAAATATTATGAGATTATACGAGATTGCCATAATAGATCTGGCCGAAAAAGCTATAATAGATCTTCAGCGAATACTTAAGGAAGAAAAATTATTAGAGAACAACATAGATGTAAAAGATTATACAGATTTTGTCGCAAATGAAAAGAGTCAATGCGCAGACGAGAACTCATTATCTACAATTATACAATGATTTCGTTACATTATTTATAGGATTCCAATTTATGGACTTTTTTTACGATTCCCAGGTCAGAAGATATTTATTGATGTTTATGCGCATCTTTTCTGATATTAAAATCAGGAATGGGCCAGATGCCAACGGCCTCTATACTATCCAACGTGTTCCCATTATGTATGGGGATCCATCTATAATGGTTGCCCAGCTTATCAAGGGTGCCAGTGAAAATACATTGTTACCATCTCCAATGTTTAGTGCCTACATTGACAGCATAAAGATGAATGATAAGCGCAGACAAGATTCACAATTTGTGGGTAAAGTTTCCACGGTAGAAAGAGAATTTGATAAACAAACACAACTATATGGATCTGGACCTGGCGTAAGACAAGATGTAGACAGATATATGCCTGTTCCTTGGGATATAACTTTCAAGCTCGATTGTTGGACAACTAATACTACTACCAAATTACAAATATTTGAACAGATTGCTATTATCTTCAATAAATCATTACAGCTTCAACAAAATAGTAATCTATTAGATTGGACAAGCTCATTTGAAGTTTGGCAAGAAGATTTTACTTGGACAAACCGTAGCATTCCACAGGGTGGCGAACAAGAGCGTGATGTAATGAGTTTCAAATTCTTAGTGAATGGTTGGATAAATCCGCCGGCCAAACTAAAGAGAAGTGGCCTCATTGCTGAAATTGTCACACAGGTTTTTGATGTTGCTGATGTAAATGCTATCAGGGTAGAAGCAACTGGCGAATATGATCCATTCACTTGTTTTGGTGGAATCCCTATACAAATTGTTACCACTGTTGGTAATTACAGAATCTCTGTTACACGCA